AAAGCGGAACGGGCAGCAGCTTAGTGATAAAGCGGAACGGGCAGCAGCTTAGTGATAAAGAAGTGGAAGCATTTATTGAAAATACAAACGGTTAAATATATGCCATTTCAGAAAGGACATAATTACGGCAATACATTTAAGAAAGGACAAAGCGGCAACCCTAAGGGACAGCCAAAAAAAGTATTGTCACGGGTTAATGAGCAGTTAAGAGAAGAAGGATATACGGCAGCATCAGCTAATAATATAGTTGAGGCTTATTCTATATTGATTAATCTAGATGAAGAACGTATTAAGTCAATAATAAGCGATAGCAGTTACCCTATGTTAATGCGCATTGTGGCGAAGGAAATGTTATCTAAAAACGGTGCAGAAATGATTGAGAAGATATTAGACAGAGCGCACGGTAAGGCAATACAAAAACAAGCCCAAGTCAATAAAGACGGGGAAGATGTTAAGACAGTACAAGTAATGATTATTAATGGAAAAGAAATTGAATTTTAAATAAATTAAAATCGCTATATTTGCAATGTAGCGGTAACTACAATTTTAAACTTATTTTTAAAATGTTAAGGGGATGTGTTACCGCACTGAACCTTAACATTTTTTTATTTAATTATGCCAAGAGTAAAAATTTATACAGAAGATGAATCAAAAAAAAGAAAAGCTGAAAGCAAAAAAAGATGGGCTGAAAAAAATAAAGGGTACGGTAAATTGCATTATGAAAAAAATAAAGAAATTTATATAGAAAGGTCTAAAAATAGACATAAAAAAATAATGGCATTAAAAAAACCTAAAATATATATTTCTAATAAAGAAAGGAGTAAATTATGGTGTGAAAAAAACAAAGAAAAACTTATTCAATACAAAAAAGAAAATTCCGAAAAAATTAAAAATTACATGAAAGAATGGCGTTTTAAAAACGATGAGCAATTAAAAAAATATTCAATTGATTACAATAAAAACAATAGACCAATAATAAGAGAAAGCAGAAAAAAACAAAAACAAAATAACCCATTAATGAAGCTATCTGACAATCTTAGATGTAGAATTAGTTATGCTTTTAAACATTCATCATATTATAAAAGTGAAAAAACAATAGTTTTATTAGGTTGTTCAATTATTGAGGCTAAAAAACATATTGAGTTAAAATTTAAAGTTGGGATGAGTTGGGATAATTATAATTTTAGAGTTTGGCATATAGACCATATAATCCCCTTATCATCAGCTAAAAGTGAAGAAGAATTAAAAAAACTATGTCATTACACTAACTTGCAGCCTCTTTGGGCTTTAGAAAATTTAATAAAAGGAAATAAAATTCTATAATGAAAAAAAATAAAGAAATAGTATTTGCGCCATTCCCAAAGCAAGAGGAGTTTATTAATGCGGTACTTAATGGGAATTATTCTTTTGTTTTATTTGGTGGGGCTATTCGTGGCGGTAAAACAGTTGCCTTACTTTCACTATTTACTTTACTTTCAAAAATACATCCAGGCAGTAGATGGGTTATTATTCGTAAAGACATACCTACAATAAAAAGAAATCTTTACCCAAGTTGGGAAAAAATAAAACCATCTAGTTTTATTGAAAAAGATGCAAGCGATAGCAACCAACAAACAGTAACATTTAAAAATGGTTCTCAGCTTATTTTTTTTGCAGAAAACTACGATACAGATAAAGACCTCAATAGATGGAAAGGACTTGAAATTAATGGGGCGGGATTGGAAGAGATAAACGAGTGCCAGCAACAAAGTTTATTCAAGGCTTTTGAAAGAGCTGGTAGTTATGTAATACCAAATGCTAAACAACAGCCTAAACCAGTAGTTTGTGGAACTTGCAACCCTAGCTTTGGATGGGTTCGTGATTTAATTTATTTGCCACATAAAGAAAATACACTTAACCCAAATTGGCTTTATATTCAATCTAGAATTTATGATAATATTCCTTTATTAACACAACAGCCAGATTATTTACCTTCACTTAAAGCTAATTTGAATAGGTTTGAATACGAGGTATTTGTAGAAGGGAATTGGGATGTGCAAATGAAAACGGGCGGCGAATTTTACAAATGTTTTGAGATTAATCAGCACGTTGCCGATACTTACTACGACCACGAATTACCTCTGCATATTAGTTTCGATGACAATGTAAACCCGTTTTTACCTGTTGGTATCTTTCAAATTAAGGGTAAGACTGTTTACATGATAGATGAGATTGCAGGGGTTACACCACTAAATACGGTTAAGGCTGTATGTAATGAATTTATAAGAAAATATCCATCCCATCAATCAGGGTTATTTATTTACGGTGATGCAACGGCAAGTAAAGAAGATACTAAACTAGAAAAGGGCTACAATTTTTATAGATTAATAACAGATGCCTTAATAAGTTACCGCCCTACATTGCGAGTATTGCGCTCAAACCCTTCTGTAAAGATGCGAGGCGATTGGATTAATACTATCTTTGAGAAAGAAATAGGGGGGTTAAAAATAGTAATAGGCTCAAATTGCAAAAAAACTATTAATGATTTTATTGCAGTAAAAGAAGCCCCAGACGGAACGAAAGACAAAGCAACTGCAACCGACCCTAACACAAAAAAGTCCTATCAAATAGTAGGGCATTTTAGTGACCTAGTAGATTATCTTCTTTGCTCCGCTTTTGCCCAGGACTTTACCTCTTATCAACGTGGGGGCAAGTTATTCAAACCAAACGGCATCGTGCAAATACAACGTGGCGAACAAATTACATTCTAATAAATTAAATTTACCTACTTTTGTAAATTATGGCAATAACTATCGCAGACATTCAAGCCTTGAACTTCGGCTATCTTACGGGTGAGGACTTATTGCAGTTCTGTTCATCCCAACTATTGATTAAACAATATACGGTTGACAGTAACAGTTTGCAGAACGCTTTTAACTTCGCACAAAGTGAAATTATAGGTTCATTTACGACCCGTTATGACCTTAGTGGCGAACTTGTAAAGACAGGCACAGATAGGGCGTTATTGTTGGTTAAAATAATGGCTTTGTTAACCGTTAGAAACGCATTAGGTAGCTTTCAAGAATTAGCCGAAAAGATGAAAGATGATTTTAGTTGGGCTGATTATACGGTTAGGGCTATTCGTAACGGTCAAATGAATTTACCTTTGCCCGTTGCCGACATATTGAAAACATCAACAGCATATTTAGTAGATTCAAACTATTTAACATTAGGGTAAATGAGCAGAGCAGAACGCAGGGCAAACGACCCCGAAATACAACAAAGAAAACAACAATATAGTAGCCCGTTGGGTTTTCCTGCTGGTACTGTAACCCCTAGCGGCTCAAAGGGTGCAGGTGGGTGGGGTGTATCAAATCCAAAAGCTATACCTGCAACAGGCACAGCCCCAAGCGTTAATCCATTTGTTATTCCTAAGTCGGCAGGTTTAACCCATACTTCTCAAACGTTCCCTAATAACTATTATGTAGATTGGAACTTAACAACGTGGCGTTATGCTTGCGACCAAGCCGTTAAGTTCGGTTATCCCGTTAGTTATGCTACAATGGTTTGTTGGGTATTTGAAAGTAGCCCTTTTGTACAATCATTGTTTAATGCTATCACGTCTGCTATTGGTAAAGTGCCGATAATGTACGTTGATGAAAAGGGCGAAGAATTGCCCGAGTGGACTATTGAATTATGTTCTAAGTCATGGCAAAAAGAACTTATAAAAGAAATTGCATTATCACACTTTTGGGGTTTCACGGGTATTAACATAGACCCCGTAAATAATAAGATATACAAGTATCCGCAACAAGACTTAGACCCGATTAATAGAATGTTGAGACAATCGACTTACTCATTTTATGACGGTGAAAAGTTTGATGATACCCCTAACTTATTGTGGATTCAGCCTTCAACATCTTACGAAAAGTTTTTAGGATGGATGCAGCCGATAGCTCGTTCATTTATCCAAATGAATATCAATAAAAATTCATGGGTACAAGCTGCAAGGCGTTTGGCGTTTCCATTACTTACCGTTGGTTATCCACAAGACGATAGCGGCTATGATGTTTTTGGCAATGAGATTAACCCTTATAAAATACAGGCAGAAGCAATAGCAGCGAATATAGATCCTTCAAAAGGGCTAGTATATCCTTACACTTTAGACACTAGCGGAAAAATAGTTAAGTCTATTGAGATTGATTTTGAGGCAACAGGAACAAACGCAAAATCACACGGTATCTTTTCAGACTTTAACGAAGCCGAAAAGAACGAGATAAGGGAAATGATTTTAGGGGGTACTTTGACAAGTAGTACGGCATCTAGTGGCAGTAGGGCATTGGGGGATGTACACGCCGATAAGTTTGAGAGCGTTGTAATGGAAATGGTCGAATACGTTGAGGCGTATTTGAACGATGAATATTTAAAAAAGATTACAAAGTTTTATAAGGAGTTTCCTGCTGGTAAGTTCGTAGCCAATAGGGCTAAACAAATGACACTAGAGGAAATTACTCAAATATCTACTGTATTGGTGCAGAACGGAAAAAGATTAACGGATAGTTTCTTTGAGGCTAATGGATTAGTTAAAGAATTTTTTGAAGATGCGCCGCCAACTGCACCCGAAGCGGAAGTTAAAACAATGAGTGCAGGTTTTACGGTAAAAAAAAAAGCCTAATTGAAAAACTAACGGGCGATAAGAAAAAGAAAAAGAAGCAGAACCTAATTAACGATGACCTTAAAAACGACCAACTAGAATACATTTACGTTAACAACAAAGGCAAAATAGTATTCTATCCAATTTATAAAGAATATAATCAATACTTTTTTGAGGCGATGGCTAAAGAAATTCCTATAATGGGGGATTTTGAAGCTATGAAAGATACTAGCGTATTTGAGCGATATATGCAAAACGCCTATCAATTTTCAGCAAGCCGAAACGCCGAAATAGCTAAAGAAATGCAATCGGCGGTATTTGATAGCAAAGGAACTATAAAACCATTC